CTCAAACACTCCAGCGGCTGCCACAGGGGCTTCTGTTGCTGAATAGGACGATGAGGAGGCACCGAGCTCCAACCGCAGCCCGCTGACCGCAAGAGACTTGATCCCCTGCTCGCGCATGAACGCAACCCAGGTGGCAACCTCCTGCTGTGTCATACGGACCTCCACGCGGCGGACGGTATACGGTAACTGCTTGACAATCAAGAACTGGTTGGGGCGCTTGGATTTGAACCAAGGTTAGCGGAGTCAAAGTCCGCCGTCCTGCCAGTTAGACGACGCCCCACTAATGCTGAATCAGCGGCTGGCCCCACAGCGCGATCTCTTCGTCCTGCGCCTGGCGATCCGCAAGGAGCCGCTCCATCTCCTGCTCCTCTTGCAGCAGCATCCAGTCCGCCTCGCTCTTGCCGTACTTGAGTCCGTTGTTCTGCCGCACCTCGGCCACCCACTGGTAGCAGTGCCTCCATGCGTACAGCGCCGCGTCCGCGCAGTGGTTGGGCGACGCCGGATGCTCCTCCCGCCTCATGCTCCGCTCGTCCCAGATCAACTGCCCGTACTCTTCAATCAACGGTGCCGCTGCCTTCTTGTGGACCTTGATGTACTGACTCGCAAACTCGCCGTTCATAATCTCAATAAAGTCCGCCTTGCCCGTCTTCTCGGCCGGCGTCAGCGGGATGTCGTGCCGGCGGCGCATCTCTTCCACAGCCTGCTTGTTCGCGTTGTCGATCACGATGCGGTCAAACTCAAACCGGCCCATCAACTTGCGCGTCTGGTCCGCGACCTCGGTGATGTCGCACTTGGCCTTCTTGTGCGCTCCGAGCACGTACAGCGTTCGATCATGGTCGTGGTACGCGCACACCACCCACGCGGTTGGGTCGTTGAACCCAAGGTCGATGCCCAGCACGTAGTGCCAGCGCCCGCCCTTGTTCAGCACCGGCAGTTCGTCAAACGTGTTCTTGTCGTAGTCGAACCGGTACACCAACTTGCTGTCGTCCACCACCCACTTGCCGAGGTACATCTGCTGGAACCCTGGCGTCTCCTCCACCAGAGGGTTCGCCAACTTCAGATCTTCAATCTCCTCGCGCCACTTGTCCGCCAACTTGGGGTTGTCGAACGTCGTCCAGCGGTAGCAGCTCCAACCCATCTTCTCCCACTGCCCCGGCTCCCCAGGGTTCTGCCCCTTGGTCAGGTCGAAGAACAGCCCACGCTTCATGTTGCCGGGCGTGCCGATCAGCGCAATCGTGCCGCGATAGTCTGCTGTCGCCGGCTTCAAGATGTCGTACACAATCTCGCGCAAGTCCACGTTGTAGGACGCAGCCTCGTCCACAGCCACCGCCATAAACTTCTGACCGAGCGCCTTGTCCTTCTCCTGCTCGTCCGCGTCCATGCCAAGCATATAAATCACGCTGCCGTTGGGCAGAGTCGCGCTCAACTCAGTCTCGTTGAACCGGCACCCAAGTCCCTGCGAGCGGTCGATCTCTTTCAGCACGTCCTTCCACATGATCCGCTTGGCCGACGCTCGCGTCAGCGCCACGTACAGGCACGACACACCGGGATTCTTGTACGCCGCTTCCAGCAGCATCAGCCCTGCCGCATACGACTTGCCCGCACGACGGGTACAGAGCAACGCCTTCATGCGCGACGGGTCGTCCAAAAACTTGGTCTGCCACACGTGCTCGGGCGTCCGAAACACCGGCTCCTTCTTCTCCGCTGCCACCAAGGCAAAGAACTCGCTCCGCTCTGCCGGCGTCATTTTGGCAATCAGCTTGTCGAGTTCTTCCTTGGTCATTCCTGCGCCTCCCGCATCATCCGCTCGTACTCCTCGCGGGACACGCTCTTCGGAGCAGGCCCGTCCAGCAGCGCGTCATGCTCGGCCTTGCTGATCGTCCGCGCCTGCAACTCCACTCGCCTGGGCGGCTCCAACGTCGCTAGCGTCTCCTTCGCGTACCGCACCGCTACCGCTGCGTCCCCCTTGCCCGCCAACGCCCGCTCCACAGTCCAGTACGCTGCGTCCACGTCCACGTTCATCAAGCCCTGCTGTACGTGCGCGTACAACGCCGTCCGCAGCCGCAGCAACTCGTCCGTCATCGCTTCTCTCCCCAAATCGCCAGCAGTCCCCTCTTCGTAGCGCCAGGCAGGATCCGCGCTCGGTAGCAAGCCAAGCACCTCTTGGCCCGCAGCCCGCTCGTCGGTCCCCCGCAGTACAAGCACTCCCCGGGCTCCACCTTCCCCGCCTCCCGGTAAGCCTGGCACGCCTCTCGATGCGCTTGCCGCACGTACTCCCGCTTCGCGTACTTCCGCTGCTGCTTCGTCCGCCGCGCTTTCACCTCTGGATCAGCCCACCGCTTCCGCTCATAGCAACGCCGACACAGCGCAGCCTTCACCGTCACACCCTCGCACAACGGCGTGTCGCACGGCTTCATGGCGCCTTGTGCCTTTCCAGCCACACCAACGTTTCTGCCTGCTTTCGAGCCTCCTCGGCGCTGCCGACCGACAAATCCCCCCAACTCCGCACGCCATACGCCCACTTCCCACCCTGGCACTCCACCCAGTACAGCCACGGCCCTTCAAACCGAATCATCCGAGGCCCCCAATCAGGCCGACTCGGCTCCGTCGCTTCCCAACTCATTCCGGCACCAACGGCAGCGCCTCAATCTGCGCCCGCACCACCTCGTCCTTCACAAGCTCAAGCACGCAGCTACGCATCCACCGCGCAGCCGCCATCTTGTGCACCACCACCTCCGCGTCCCAGTCCGCGTGGTGTTTGATCTCGCGCTCCAGCAAGTCACGAGTATAGCGGGCGTTGATCCCCTTCTGAATCTCCCCCTCGGGATGATTGGCAAGATCAAAAACCTGCTCCGCAAGCTCGCTGTTCTTTGCCTCTACCTTGTGAATCCAAGCCTCCAACCGCCGCTTGGTCCAATATCCAGATCGGTACGCTTGCCGCTTTGCCGGCTTGTGCGCCCCACAGTCACAAGCGTGCCAGTCCTTGTGCCACCCACATCGCGCTGAATGCTTCTGCTTCCTGCCCATGCGTCACCTCTGCCGTCACTGCGGCCCACCAACGCTACCATGGCGCTACGACACACGCAATGGCTGTTACTACTTGGGGGGTGGTATATGGGGTAGTGCTACGCTGTCAAACATGGTGGGTACTCTCTGGGGGGTGTATATATATGTATGTCTTTCCCCCGCGCGATGGTGGGGGGGGGGTGGGGGTCGCATGCGTGCGTGCGTGTACGCGCGTGCGTGCGCGCCCGCCGCTTGACGTGACTCGAGGGTCGCACCTGGCTTGCGCCGTTGTCGCAGAGTGTGGAGCCCCGGGCGCGGCGCACGTTTCGAGTGTCGCGGCACGGTCCGCTTGACGCGGTCGCGCATCGCGCGCTTGCCTTGATTTATAGCGCTTTGAGATAATCGACACAACCCCACTTGACAGCGTGACGCTACGGGTGCATACTCCCCTCACGCTGCACTGACGCAGCGCGGGAGACGGACCGATGACGCGGGCGGAGAGGACGGAGCGGGCACTGGCGCGGCGGGCGGACGACCTGACGGCGGAGACGCGCACGGCGTGGGCGCGGGCGGACGCGGTCGTGACGCTGCACGGCGTGGACAGCGCGGAGGCGCGGGCGGCAGTGGACGCCGCGTGGGTCGTGCAAGACGCGCGGGATGAGGCGGCGAAGGAGCACTGGAGGCACCTGAATGCGTAACACGATCATTGACGGGCTGGCGTTTCTCGCCCTTGTCATCGTCGCAACGGCGTGGGTCGCGGGAGTGAGCACGTCTCAGGGCCAGTCTATTGACCGCGCGCACGCGGTCCTGAGGAGCCGCTAGGACGTTCTGTGGAGCCGGTCCCCTACGGGATCGGTCTCACAGAGTGCCCACGCACTCAGCGGCCGTAAGCCGCGAAACCGAAAGGGAGTAACCCTATGTCCAAGCTGTTTCCGATTCTGAACAACCGTCCGAAACCGTCGTACGAAGAGGCGTTGGCGCTTGTCGTGCAGTTGTCCAAGAACGCGAAAATCGGCGACGTGTCGACGACGCTCGCCGGGACCGTCTCGTGCGTCGACTGCACCCTGCGGGGCAACGGCTGCTACGCGGAAACCGGCATGGTCGGCATTCACGTGAGGCGGCTGAACGACAAGGTCCGCGCCCGCAAGGCGTCGCCCGTCCGTCAGGCGAAGCACGAGGCGCGCGGGATCGATGCGCTCAAGGCCCGTGGTCAGGGGCTCCGGATTCACACTTCCGGCGACTGTCCCACGCGGAAGGCGGCGGAGCTGGTGGCGGGCGCGGCCGAGCGGTTCATGTCGCGAGGGGGTGGGCAGGCGTGGACGTACACGCACGCCTGGAGGCGGATGCCGCGCGCGGCCTGGGGCGCGGTGAGCGTGCTTGCGTCCGTCGAGACGCTGGCCGATGCCAAGCGGGCGATGCGTAAGGGCTGGGCCGTGGCGCGCGTCGTCCCGCAGTTTTCGGGCAACAAAGCGTGGCTTGAGGACGGCGTCCGCTGGATCCCGTGCCCGGCGCAGACGCGCGACGACGTGACGTGCGAGTCGTGCCGCTTGTGCTGGGACGATGACAAACTGCGGGCGATCAACGCGGGCGTCGCGTTCGAGGCGCACGGCTCCGCCAAGCGCAAGGCCGCGGCCGCCGTCAGCGCGTGCGAGTAGGCCGGACGTTCATCGGGGCGCCCCTGCGGGGGCGTCCTAGTGAGCGCCCGTAACGCTCGTGCCCTGTAAGGGCAAAGGAGAATCATGCACGCAATCGACGCTACGCGCGAGGGCATCACGCTTGCCGAGGAGGCCCTGCGGGACATCATGCGGGAGGACCGCTGCACGCGCGTCAAAGCCGCGCGCATCGCGCTCGACGGACTGCACGCTTGGCATCACGGCGTGATCGATCCGGAGGACTGGCCCGCCGTGCTCGAGGCGGCCCGCTCGCACCTTGACGCGGCTAGGACGCTCCGTTGACCGACCATCCCTGCGACCGCTGCGGCGAAATGCCCGCGCGCTTTCTCCGCGAAACGCTTGCCGTTTGCGAGAGCTGCGCCGCACGCTTGGACGCACGCGCCGCAGTGCAAGCCGCCTGGACTACCGCCGCGCGCCGGACCGCGCGCACCTTTGAGCACGTTTGCCGTGCATGGGAAGCCCGATGACCGCTTGTGCCTACTGCAAGAAGCCCGCGACCACCACCTTTGAGGAAGGCATGGCCGACGTGCCCGCGTGCGAGAGCTGCTATGCCCTGGCCGACGCCGACGCGCACGAACGCGCGTGCTTGTACCGCGTCGCGCCGTTCGACGGCGACTAGATCGCCGCGCGCACCTTACGGGCTCCGGTCTTAGGACCGGGGCCCTTTTTCATGCCTTGCGCAGCAGATGCCGTGCGCGAGCCCACGCTTCCGGCACGGGTTGGCCGGCGTCGTCCTCGAAATATACGTCGTCCAAGGCGAGCAGGGCGGACATCGCAGCGTCTAACGCGGCCCGCGTGCCAGGTCGCGCGCGCCGTCGAGCTAGGTCGCCCTCGAGACTTGCCGCCGCAGATTGCAGCCGCGCGATAGCCTTTCCCACGTCGTCGCCGTCCTGATCCGTCCAAATCATGGCGCACCTATTTTATGAGCTTGGTTCGCAGGGCGATGGCAACCAGGTGCGTCGTCGAATTTGCCGACAGGCGCACTTTTAGGACACGGAGCCGCGCGACCACGGCCCCGTGCGACAGGCCCAGGTGCCGAGCCGCTGCGTCCTGGTCCATGCCGTGCGAGAGTAGGCCGAGAATCTTCCGATCCTGCGCGGTAACGTCCAATTCCATCATGTTAACCTCTCAACACTCATGCTGAGTGTGCGGAAAACATGACAACATTTTGTCGCACTTTTTGTCAAGATCGCAGATTTTGGACCACAAGCGGCGCACTTTTTAACCCTATTGCTAGGGTATCGCACTTTTTGTCGCACTTTTCTTCAACGATTCCGCGCACTTTCCGGCCATGTCGATTGTGTATTGACACGACCGACCACAAGAGGGAAAGTACTTCTTGCGCGTGCCCGTTCTGTACCTACTGCAACGGCATAAGCGCAGCCGCAACGGCAAGCGGTGCCGCCAACACCCCGCACGGCGCACTTATTCGCGGCCCCTCACCCGCTCCAAGAGTATCGCAACCCGCTCGGCCCGCTGCTCCGAGCTCAAGCCGTCAGTCTTGAGCGAGATCCGGTCTTCTAGCATCCCTAAATGCTTCGCGATCAGCTCCAAAGCGCGCACTTTTGTTGACTGCGCGACATCTTCCTGCTCCGCGACCTTCTTTAGTTCCCGCAAAACAAAAGCCGCATCAACCTCGCTTCTTTGAGCCGAACGCGCAGAAATTTCGCGCAACTTAGAGGCGAGGACGGGGTTAGCAAGGTTGTTGTGAGCTACGGAATCGGCGGCTTTCGGCGAGTAACCAGCGCGGATCGCGGCCTGGCGGCCGTCGCGGTCCTTGAGATATTCCTCTAGGAACGCTTCCTGCTTTTTAGTCAACTCCCCGCGTGGCGGCATTTCCGGTGATCCTTGGCGCAGTTAACGCACCGCGTCACGCGAGGTTAACGACCTCGATGTTGGCGTAA